TATTAAATGCTGACTTCTTATATTGTAAATCTGGTCTTTCTTCTACATCTGCTTTTAGTTCACCTACAGATTTAACATATCTAGTAAACTTAGGTGACTTAGCAAAAGAACTTGCTACAGGATTAAATACAATATCAAATGGTGATATACGTTTTAATTTAGGACCATTATATGTTGTAATAGTTTCTTCTGTTACAGGGTCTACATGTTCTTCATTAACATATCTTACTTCACCAAAAGCATTACCATAGTCAATATAATCATAGACTAGTAAACTTACTTCTTCTCTAAACTTAGATTCTTTTAGTTTAGTTTTTAGATAAGCTTCAATAGCTTGTCTTTTTTTAATAGTAGAGTCTTCTCTAGAAGCTCCTTCCCACTTCATCCAGTTATCATTAGGAAACAATGCATCCATATAGTTTGCATGTAGATTATCTCTAATCTGTGTAAGCTTAGGTAAGGTTGTTTTATTCTTCCAGGGGAGTGTACTATTAGTTGTAGTTGTAGTATCAGTAGCAAAGAGATAGTTTCTTAACTCTCTCCACTCTGTTTCTTTTTCTCTTCTTTGAATCCACCATTGGTTATAAAGTCCAGCCATTACTCTTGCTAGATTCTCTTGTCCAATCGCCTGTTCTATTTCAGCTACTTCACCTGCCATAATTTATTCCTTAATGTGTTATACCACCAAATCTACTATGAGTTGGTAAAGGTTTGTTAAATCCTAAACCTTGTGTCATTCTAAGTTTAGGTGCTAATGATATTGCCATAGCATTAGATAGTGCATCTTTAATATCATCATGTGGTGGATGTACCATCACTAACTCTTCTTCTAGTGTTTGACAGTTACCACCTTTATAATGCCAAACTTGTAAATTATCATACTTTGGTTCTAGTACTGCTCCTACCCTCTGTGCTTTGTCTCCTAAGCTTCTAGTAGGTCTAAATTCATCAACTGATAGTGGGATACCATTTGGTTTAAGATAACTGTCCTTAAGCTCTTTAACGATGGTTTGTTGTGCTACTGTAACCTCAGCTCTTATTTTTCTAAATCCCCACTTTTCCCAAGACTTTAATATATGTTGATAGTAGTCTACAATCTTTTCTGTTTTAAATCTATCTATATCTAATACATAATAATTAGCTTGATGGTCTACACCAACAACTACTAATGCAGTATAATCTGCTTGTCTTCGTAAACTAAATGCAAAGTCAATTGCAGCAAATATATTTAGTTTTCTATCTCGTATATACCAATCACCATCTTTAACATTTAAAGCAGCTTTATCAAAGTACTGAAAGTTTTCTGAGTTTATCCTAGCACTTTCTGTAGTATTAGGGTCATTGTAATATTGAGCATAAAACTGTGTAGTGTCAATATACTTTGCTTTAATTCTTGCTAACTCTTTAGCATCAAATCCAAATGACTTACCATCTTTACGTGCTCTCTTAGCCCATAAGAATTCACCATCTGTTTCTACTACTCTTTGAAATAACTCATAGACTTCTAATTCAGCTTCTACATCACCTTCATTATCATAGTGAGTTTCTTTCATATTAATCATAGTATCATATATATCTTTAGGATGATACCTAGTTCCTACTACCCATTCTTCTGCACCTGGATTCTCAATAGATGCTAGTTGTGAATAAGCATTTGCTACTTTCTCTCTACCATCTTCAGAATAAGCATTACCAGGTACAACAATATCGTCAAGAACAACAATATCGGCATGAAAGCCAGTCGTATTACTAGTAAGCCCAACTGCTTTAACTGTTGCATCTCGTATTCCCTCCAACTTTCTTTGTGGGTGGTCAACAGCTATTTCAGCTACTGCCCACTTCTCTCGTTTTCCTTCCTCTGGATGTATCATGTTACTCCAGTACCTACGATATATAGGGGAATCAATTATCTGTTTGATAGCATATAACTGTTTCTCTGCTAAGTCTGCTGTAGCTGATACATACAATACAGTAGTCTCAGGATGGTTAGTTACATACCATGCTGTTCTATATGCAGCTAGTTTACTCTTCATATGTCCACGAGGAAGTAATACCAACTGATTATCTTTTCTATCTGTTCTACCCCACCAACTTATTAACTCTTCATGTAATGCTCCAAGTAATAAATGTGGTGCTACTAATTTAATAAATGTAAGTAGGTCTGCTTCTGCAGCCTCTCTGATTTGGTCAACCTGAGTCATGTTATCTATACCTTGATGTCTTCTTTGCTACCTTTTTAGGCTGTGCCACATGCTGCTTACCTTTGCGATTACCCTTCGCTTTGGCAGAATTAGTAGCTCTCTTTTCAGCTGGTGTAAGAGCTTTCCAAGCCGCATCAGGAAGGTATCTCTTTTTACCATTACTCTTCTTACCATCAGATGTTCTCCATTTTTGTTTTGTCCATTTAGATAAACTCTTTTGCGATTTAGCCTTAGCCACGGTAACCACCACCTTTGGCTTTATATTGCTTAGCTAACATTTGTGCTTTACGAGCTGACCATTGTCCAGGTTTACCACCTTTACCTCCAGCTTTAATTCTATTGAATAAAGCTTTTCTCATTGAAGGTTTAGTATAGTTACCTGCTTTGTTTACAGTACTTTTCTTTTTAGGTGTAGCCATTACGCCTTCTTCTTTTTATTAGATTTTTTATGTCTATTAGCAAAGTTTCTTGCTGCTTCAACAGAACCAAATCCCCAAGCTTTAAGTGCTAATGCTTTACGTGTTGGTCTACCTTTACTATCTTTCATAGGACCTTTCATTCCTGCAAATCTAGCAGCAAATGAAACACGTCTAGGATTAGTCCCTGACTTAACTGGTGCTTTTAGGTTAGAGCCCTGTGCTTTTGCACTAGCTCTACCCTTAGCATTTAAACCACCTTTAGGATTTTTACCTTCTTTCCTTGTCCATGCTGGTGTCTTAGCCATTACTTCTTCTTAGCTTTTTTCTTTTTAGCCATCATTTTCTTTTTGGCTTCTGCTGCTTTTTTCATTCCTACTTTTGTATATGGATACTTCTTTCCGTTTACTTCTGGCATATCTATTTCCCCTTTGCTAATTGTCCACCAAAGTAGAACTCAACTATCATTGTTGCCCATTTGAATATTTCATCAAACTTATATAGTCCGTCTACTATTTTAAATTCTGTACCACCACCCCATTCAAAAAACAAAAAACTTGATTTAGGAATGTCTACTGGTATTACAGTTTGTATATCAAATAAACCTGCTATTGGATATACTGCAACTAATGCTAGTATAAAAAACATTAGTATTCTTCGATTCCAAGCAGCCATTGGTGATTCTTTATTAGACTGCTCCCTTGCTTTATCAATTTCTACAGACTTAGCTGCTAATGCTTCAAGCATCATCTGATGTTGTTCATGTGCTTGTTGTGATTTAATAGCTGTTAGTTTAGCAATAAATCCTAAAACTATTGGTATTAAATGTGTAAGTACACTAATCAAATCTTCCAACCTTGACTAGCAGCCCAAAAATAAACTAATGCAGCAACTAGTAATGCTAGTATAGCTTTTAAACTTAGTTTACCAAACTCAGAAAATTTATCTTCTAACCATTCAGTTAGTCCTTCTTTGATAGCCTGTTTAGTTTCTTCTGGACTAGGCTTCACTTGCTTTGTTTCCTTTAGCCTTCCATTCTAAGTATTCTTGATAGTCTCTGTTATCTTCATCAAGAGGAATTGACATGGTAATAGTTTTACCATCTTCATTTTCTACTATTTTATTTACTTGAACTATCTCATCTGATATAGCACTTCTTATTAATTTATATTCCATAGTTATAGCTCCGAATCCATTACAAAATCTGTGTACCAAAAGAAATTACCTGCTGCACTTGCTGATTGATAATACCCTAGACTATTAGTTCTAACTCTGTAAAAAGTATAACTATTGTCTACATTAGCTGATGTATCTACAGTAGCAGTAGTAGTTGGATTTGCTCTCATTTCAGTATTAAATTGTAATCTACCACCAACATGCATACCTGCATTTACATAACTTTGGTTGCAATCTAGTATTGTCTGATAATACCTTTGACATAAAGCATACTGTTGTGTGTATTGTAAATGTTCAAATGGTGTAGCAGTTGTGCCTACTTCTAATTGAACGCCTGTAATGTACCATTCGTTGGATGTAGAGTCTGCTAGATTAACTTGTCCTACTGCTCTGTCTGCATCTGTTTTAGCACCCCAAGTTGTTGATAAAGTTCCAGATGTATAATCACTTCCAGCACCTAAATACCAACTAATAATAAGTTCATTAGAATTATCG